ATATTAGTTGGTGAGCCATTATATCTATCGATTAGGTATTGAAAATAGTTATTGTCTGAGCCAAACTCTATCCAATCAGTACCTGCTTTCTCTTTTACTTGTGGAGATGTATAGGTACTTAAATTAACAATACTTAATTGTGTCTTATTTTTCATATTATAATATAATCATTATCGTAAGCATCTGTACCAGTTGGAACTGTATAAGCTCCTTCGTTAACTGAGTAATAATCATTGTTTGTTTGATTAATTGTTTGATTAGTACAGAATATCTTGTCTTTATAAATAACACTTGCTCCCTCTTTGACGGTTAAGTCATAAAACCTTCCCTCTACTAATACTGGACTTAGTGCTTTAGATATTACAAGATAGTTTTTATCGGTTGTTGTTGTAATACTTGAATAAGTTGTTGAGGTGTTTGTTGAGTCGTCTCTTACTATCATACTAACAGTACCGCCATAACTTCTAGGAATTATTTTCATAGTTTGTGCTGATGCCGTTGTTGTCAAGTGTATCATACTTATATAACGCACTATCTTTAAATTTTGTACATAAAAAAAGGCGGTAATTAAACCACCCTTTCTTACTAAACAAATTATGAAAACTAATAAAGTTTAAATAAAGATATAAAAAAAAGGGATATGATTTACACACCCCTTAATTTTTTTTGATAACAAAGTTAAATCCTATTAGTTAGGAGTTATTTGCGAGCCTTGAGAAGCACCTGTTACAACTGTTGAAACTGTAAAGTCTGGAGCTGCCATTTCTTGTGCAACAAACGTTAATGAGTAACCATTTAAGTCGCCCATTGCTGCTCCATTAGAAAAAGTTCCAGTCGTTAGTTCACAACCATTAACCTTACCCATTAAATAGTAAGAGCTACCTGCTTCGCCACTATAAGCCTCAACCCAAATATGTGGACGAGCAATAGCAAGAAGTCTTATTTCTTCTTGAGTGTGTCTGTCTTGGAATGTAAAGTTTAAAGTTAACGTACTTTCATAAAATGTAGTACCATTCTCTCTAGAACTTGTTACAGTAGTTTCCATTGTTGAATTACCTTTGAGATCAAACTGATATAAAGTAGGGCTACCTGCAATAGATGCTATTTCAAAATCTGTAATAGTAATTGCGCCTAAAGTACCAAAATCTGCAAAGTAAACTGACTTCAAGCCACCTACTCCTGATTTACAAGGAACTTTTCTACCTTTAGTTAATAAACAAGCCATATTATATAGTTATTATAAAAAGGGAGGAATTAACCTCCCCTCTTAGATTAGTTATTAAGAATAGTAAACAATATCTGCTCCTATTCCGATTTGACATCCAGCAGTATATCTCATAATTACTCTTACATTTTGAGATCCGTCTTTGTCTGCCATATCAATAAATCTTACTTCATTAATGTCTGAAGTTAAACCAGTTCCAAAGAAAAGGTTGCTCTTATAAGTAAGAATCATTTTGTTATTACCCATTCCGTTACAAACAAATACTGGTATACCTTCAAAAGTCAATTGCGCTCCGTTAGAATACCAAGAAGTACCTTGACTATTAATACCCGCAGCACCTAAACCAGCTGTTCCGAAACCGCCTAAAGCTCTAATATAAGCTCTAGCTACATTTGTTGAAACATAAAGAGTTAAGTCAGATTTCTGTAATGTTGCTTTATTAGCAGCATCTACTACTTTACCCATTTCGTCAATTACATTTGCAGCATCAACCGCAGCAGCAACTACGTCAACTACTGTTGCATCTGCAAAAACAAGAGCTTGAAAACCATCAAAGTCATCAGCACCTGCTGCACCAGCCCAGATTGAAGTTTCTAAAGCGTCTGCTACTTGAGCAGCAACTCTTGAAATTACATACTCCTCGAAAGAAGCAGGGATGTCAGCATAAGCTGAAAAGCCCATTTCAATCGCTTGCCATTCGTCTCTCAATTCTTTTTTACAAAGTTGAGCGTTAGCTTGTAATTCTTTTGTTTCTAATACTTTTTCTGTTAGAGTAAGTGAAGTCGTTGTTGCATCAAAATCACACGATGCTCCTTTTACTACATTTGCCCAAGCACCTACCTGTAATACAGATTTGTACTTTACATTAGGCATAATTGTTACCGCACCAGCATCTAAAGTTGATGCACTAAGCAACGCTGCCCCTAAGATTTTACCACTAAACTCACCAGCGTAAGTTCCAGCAGTATAAGTTGGATTTGCCATTTTTAATTATTTTTAATTATTATACATTTTACTTAATACACGATCTAAAGAAGTTTGCTTTCTGTTTTGTGCATACTTTAGATTGATCTTTTTATCTTCCATTTCTGGATTGTGAGAAATAGGCTCTGCTGCTGGAGTTTCTGACAACTCTTGCTTTACCTGCTCCTCAACTTTTTCAAAATCTTCTTTTTCTCCCATTTTAGATTTAATATCTGCAATAGCGTCTTCAAGATTTTTAATTCTTTTTTCCATACCTTTCCAGTCATAAACTGCTGCTTCTTCATCCATTTCTTCTTTTTCTTCTAGTTCATCTTCTTTTTGTGGTACATCATCAGAAACAACTCTGTAATCTGCAATGATCCCTTCTTCTTCAACTACAAGAAGTTTACCATCTTCCATTACATATTCGCCAACAGGCATTGCTACTTTCTCATCGTCTGTAATGATAAAGATTTCATCTCCTGCTTTAAATGATTCTGATTCTACGATTGTTCCGTTTTCAAGTTTAGCTTGTGCTAACTCTACTTTTACTTCCTCTTGGATTTCTTCTCCTAAGAAAGTTTTGATATTTTTTAAGATTTCTGTTGCTTTCATATTACTATAACGATTATTAATTATTATTTGTATTTTTGATTATGTTGTTTTTGTTATGTTGCCGATTCCTTGATTAATCATATCACCTTTGCAGCATTCTATTGAGTATTCATCTCTATCTGCACAAAGGCAACCTCTACGACTACCTTTCGGACTTGTTTTACTTGGTGTTCTAAATTTTCTCATCTACCTTGTCCTCTATATTTTTTTATATATCCTGTTTTTCCTTTACTCGCATTCTTGCTATGTGGATGCGATTTTCTTTTTGGTTTAATATATGCTTTAATTACATTCCTAGCCATCTAATTCTTTCATCTTGCTTTCACTCCATCTTAAAGCAGCTTTACCACCCCAAAGCAAATAAGATATAGTACCACAAGCCTCTTTGTCTGATTCGTTATAATATTCATCAGCTCTGCTTAAATAAGAATACATTCTTTTTATTGTTTCCTTTGAAACTGGTTTACCTTGTGATAGTTGTTTAGCTCGTATCTTGCCAACTTGAGTAGCACACTTATTGTTGTTCTTCTCGTTTAAATCTATACCTCTCTTAGCGTTGTTCTTTACTGCTTGAGGGTAATCACTATATGCTTCGTATTCCCTTCTCTCACCCTCTTTTAATCTTGCATCTTGTTTTACAATTGATCTAATAGTTGAAAGCATTTGCTCTGCTTCTTCTTCGTCAAAGTCGTTTATTGGCTCTTGTGGGCGTTCTGCTTTGTCAGCAAAGTAACCCTCTATTGAGAATCCTTTAACTTTTCCTGTTTTTACATATTCATCCCAAACCTCGTCAGAGTTTACCTTAACTGCACCCATCCAAGTACCTACAGGCACGTCTAAGCCATACTTTCTGCTTTTGTCGTGTACTTCGTCCTCTACTAGCCAAGACTCTACTAGAGTTAGTCCTTTTAGCTTGTGGAGGTGTTCTAAAGTGGTGTTGTTTTGATTTCCATTCATTAAATACAACTGAGATGCTTTTTCTATTGTCTTTTTAGAAAAATAGATGTAATATTCATCTTCTGCGTTTTTTCTGTAGATCGGTTTGTTTGGAACTAACAATGCGCCCATTAAAATACGCTTCTCGCTTGATACCTCAGCTAGTTTTACCTCTTGAGACTTTAAAGCAATAAAATCTTCTTCAATTGCTGGTGATTCCACTAATGAAATAGCTTCAATCCCTGAAAATATACCATCTCCTAAAATAAGTTCTATAATCTTCATATTATTATAACGAATTAATTTATTATTTTGTTTATCCTATTGTTGCTCCTGTAATTATGTTTCTGTCTAGCTCTTGAGCAGTAGTAACATCATTAGAAACTACATATGCTTGAACTGGCTGTTGTGTTTGTTCTGCTATAGTTTCTGCTAATTGATTAGAGGCACTAGCTCCTACAACATTAAAGGCAGGAGGCATTGGAACTGTAACATCACCACCTCCATCGCCTCCTAATCCTGGTGGTGGTGCTGGTGGTTTAGTAGATGCTATCTTTTTAACATTAGCTATTCCACCTGCTATAACTGCTGCTGCTCCAATAAACCCAAATATTCCTCCTTGTGCTAAGGCTTTGTTAGCACCTGCATAAGTATCCATTATTGCCTGAGCTATTGCAATGCCTTTACCAAATTTTGAGTTTTTACCAACTATGCTTGCAATATTTCCTAGAGTTTCTTTAAGTTGTCCTTCTTTTGCTTCACCTAAATCCTCTTCTAATTTT